ATCAGGGCATGTGCCCGGCTCATACGCCAGCCGCTTGGTCATCAGGCCTTCAGCGTTCACCGCCGCCGCATAGTCCTCCTCCCATGTCTCCGCCAACCTGGTGTTCACAAACGCCTTCAACGCAGGACCGTCGCCCTTCGCACGCAGGAAGTCATCGACCAACTGCTCCCAGCTGCACCATCCCAGCGGGCTATACAACCCCGACAGATGGAAGCCAGCCGTCTTGCCATCGCTTGGCGCCGTTGCGCGCCATTCACCAGCGCCAAGCATCCGTGGCTTATGCACCTCCTCAAATCGCTCGCCGCATTTCTCGCACTCATACCTCGCCGTCTCCGGTCGCCGCTCCTCCCACTTCAACCTTGACCACTGCAGCCATTGCATCTCCCCACAACACGGGCACGGCACATAGAACCGCCGCTGGTCGCTCCGCTCATATTCCGCCTCGATGCGGCTGAAGTCCTTCACCGTCGGCGTGCTGGTCAGCAGAATCTTCCGCCGCGCGAACGTGGTCGTCCGCCGCTCTGCCAGCGCCACCGGATCGCCCTCGCCATCCACGTCGCTTGGGAACGCATCGATCTCATCGGCGAACAGATACCGGCACGGCGCTGAGCGCAATCCCGTCGCACTGTTTGCGCCGGTCAACAGCAGGATCCCGCCAAGGTACTCCTTGGCGAACATCGTGTTCCCCGAGTCCCGACTCCTGGCCGGTGCGATCTTCTGCGCCAAGCACGGCGTCTCATTGATCAAACTCTCCAGCCGCTGCTTGCTCAAGCGCTTAGCCATCTCCACCGTCGGCTGCACGCACAACATCGGACCGGGCGCATGGTCGATCACATAGCCCAGCCAGTTGCTGCCGGCCTCCGTCTTGCCCGTCTGCGCCGCGAACATCATCACCACCCGCTGCACCGGACTGCTGCTGCTCAAACAGTCCATCGGCTCACGGAGGTAAGGAGTCCTTCCTGTCCGCCATGGTCCAGGCTCCGCGCTGGCCTTGCTGCTCAACCGCCGATAGCGATCGGACCACTGGCTAACCGTCAGCGGCTCCTCAGGTCGTAGCCCCTCCATGAAGCCAGCGCGCCACACGCTCACAACAAACTCCCCTGCGCCGGCACTTCAATGCGCCCGCGGGCGATCTCCAAATACTCGGCCTCGCGCTCGATGCCGATGAACTTGAACCCCTCCAACACCGCGGCCTTGCCGGTGCTGCCGCTACCCATAAACGGATCCAACACCACACCGCCCGGTGGCGTTACCAGCCGGCATAGGTAGCGCATCAGCTCGGTCGGCTTGACGGTCGGGTGGCTGTTGCCTTCGCCGCGATCGGCCTTGCTCGCTTTTGCGCAGTAGAAGAAACGGGCGGCATCACCCAGCAGCGCGCATGGCTCATCGCTGCCGTCGTGGATTAGGTTCGCTGGCCAGCGGCCTGTGCGGTCGCCCACCCGACACCCATCCACGTTGATCGCCCCGGTACTGTGCTTCAACACGTTCGTCGCCACCGTTCCCGTCAGCGGCCTACGCGCCACCGTGATCGGCTCGAGCGCAGGCTTGAGCGCGGTGCCCCAGCCTTGCCACTGCTGCGCGGCAGGCGTCGCGGGGGCGGTGATGTCAACCGTTTTTGCGGCTTCAGCGTTGCGTCCTTCCGCTTGCAACATCCCAAACGTTTGCCCGCTGCCCATTCCCGCCGTCTTTTGCCCAATCACTTTTCGCTGCTCAAACGCCTCGCCCGGCTGCCCTTTGCGGCCGTTCAAGCGCCAAACCTCCATGTCCATTTGATCGCCAAGCTTCAGCAATTCTTTTAGCTGCTGCCATTGGTCCCATGTTGGGACTTGCGGTTTAACAACTCCGCCGCATCGCGTTGTTGTCCATCCTTGCGCGCTTCCACCTGAGTGAGATTGTCCAATAATGCTTGCGTTCAAGTATTGGCGAAACTCAGATAACCCCATTCCGTTGGCGTGCTGCATTAAGTATTTGGCGACCTCTAAGGCTTCTGCACTGTCGTCACGCTGCTTGTCAATCGCCTTCGACACGTCCATCGACTTGGGGAACCCCGAGCCGTACACCCACGCGATCATGTCGCGGATCTCAAAGCCCGCATCCTCAATCGCCACTGCCATCCGGTGCTGCGTCCTGGTGCCCGCAAACGCCAGCAGATGCCCGCCAGGCTTCAGCACCCGCAGCACCTCGCGCCACACATCCACCGTGGGCACGTCGTAGTCCCACGCCTTGCCCATGAAGCTCAAGCCATAGGGCGGATCCGTCACGCACGCATCCACGCTGTTGTCCGCCAGCTCGCGCAGCCTCTCCAGACAATCACCGTGCAGCAGCTCGATCATCGTTCCAACTCCGCCAACTCCACCAGTGCAGCGCGATGCTCCTCCGTCAGCACCTGATGGATCGCCGCTGGATCAGTCTCGCCAGCAAGCTGGTGCGAAAGCCGATCCGCCAAATTCGCTAACGCCTCACGCACACTCCGCCCCATCGCGAAGGCTTCCTTCTTCACATCCACCGCAGGCACCAGTTCGCGCCGCTTCAGGTCCACCTCCAACTTTGCCAGCTCCGCCTGATAGTGCTCACGTCGCGCTCTGCTTTCATTCAGCTCCGGGATCTCATCATCAGGCAACGCAGCCAACCGCTGCCGTAACTCCCGCGGGTTAGCTGGCCGCGGCTCCACCGGGTCAGGCTCATCCACCTTCGCGTTGTTGTTCTTCAGCGTGTTCTTCCGCCACAGTTCCAGCGCAAGATCACGATCGAGCCAGCGCTTGCCATCTTCCTCGACAACAGCCTCAGCGATTCGGCTCTTGCTTGCGTGAGTCACCGCCGCCTTGGTGCAGCCTTTGATCAGTGCAAACTCCGCGAACGTGACCAGCAAGCGTTAACTGCTCTTGTTTTCTGTTAACTGATACTAAACCCCTCTAAACTCCCTCTAGGGGGATCTCATTGTAAGAATTGGTGAGATCCCTTGCGGCGCAAGGCTTTAGAGCGTTCAAGCGCTGACGCTAGAGAAAGCGTGCGCGATTGGACGACCCGCGACAAATACTCCCGGAAGGACCCGCACGATGGGGGGAGGGGGGGTCACCTAGCCGAGGCCACCGCCTTCTCCAGGCTGCTGCGCAGGTAATCGCCGAAGCGACGGTCGATCACCTTCTGCCCGATCTCGGCCATGGGGAACATCTTGCCGTAGCGCGCACGGGGCACAGCGATGAACAGCGGGCGCAGTTTTCCCTTGGCCGTCCGCTGGTACACACCGGGAGGCCTCCCAGCGCCGTCTGGACGCCCCAGGAAGACGCTGTTCTTCCCCTTCGTGGCTATCTGGCTCTCGATGCGCTTCAGAGTGGCCAAGGAGACGTTCCCAGCGGCCGTGAGGTTGATCGCTGCTGGCACGAGCACCGAACCCTTCGGCATGGTCGCCTCAGCCTTGGCGAGGTAGCGCAGCTCCACCGGCTTCTGCCCACGATCACCACCGCTGATCAGCGTGCGCAGGTATCGGGCACGGCGACGCTCGGCGTACACCTCGGCCTCGAGGTTGCGCTTGCTCGACCTGTTGACCAAGAAGGCGCGCTGGGTGAAGGCCACCGGGTTCTTGAAGTACTGGCGAGTGGCGCCGTTCATCGCCGTGCGCATGTCAAACGCTGTGGCGTTCAAGGCCTGGCTGATGGCGAACGGAAGCTGTTTCGTCATGGTGTCGGTCCACCGGATGGCGGTGGGCAGCTCCGACTTGATGTCCAGGCGGATGGTGGTCATGCACCCAGTTTGACGCCATCCACGGCCTTGCCGACCTGCTGACCTGCCGACCTTTGTCTTAGGAGCTAGGAAATACCCCTCCCCCCCCCTTCCCTACTCTTATATTATATATTCTTTTATAAAGGATAGAAGGTTAGAAAGATAGGAAGAAGCCATGCAGCGCAGCGGATTTGCCCTTGCCTACCTCTGCTCAGCAGGTTGGAAGAACACCCACTTCTGAGCGCCATCGATGGTCTGCCGCCGCTTTCGGTATCCCAGGTCTCTCAAGATGGTCGCAACTTGCATCTGGTCGGATCTGGTTTGCCGCTCGACTGGTTTGAGGATCGCCTCGTTGAGCAGCACCTCGCTGGTGATGGCTCTGCCGAGGTTGACGGTCAGCCATTTCTGGATGGGTGCCGACCATGGCGACTCGACCAGATAGCTGATGTTCTCGGCCTCGACGGCGGCCTGGTGCTCAACGGCCAGCTCATTGGGCTCACCGGCCAAGTAAGCGGCGACTGCGGCGGACCAGATCGAGTCGCGCTCGAGCAGCAGATTGGGCACATCGATGGGCTTGCTGATGGTGCAGGTGACAGGGATCACCCAGAAGCGGCGGTTGCCTGTTTCATCGACCAGGAAGCCGCTTTCGCGGTTGGTGGAGCCGACAATGATCGAGCGCCTGGGGAAGGCCTCAGTGGCCTTGCCGTAGGGCACGCGGAACATGTCGGTGGACTGGCTGAGGAAGGCCTTCACCTGCCCGGCGTGTTTCTTGCTGGTGATGTGATCTAGCTCTGCCCACTCCATGATCCAGGAGCGATGGAGGACCATCAGATCGTCTTTGGAGCTGATGTCGCGGAGCGCATCGGAGAAGAAGGGACCACCGAGCGCTGCCCAGAACGATGACTTGCGGGCGCCCTGATCACCCATCAGCACACAGGCATAGTCGTGCTTGCAGCCAGGTTCGAAGATGCGCCGAACTGCACCGATCAGCGTCTTCTTGAGCATCATGTCGTAGAGGGTCGGCTCCTTCAGATCGGCATCAACAGGCCTGAGATAGGTCGATGCAAGGCGATCGATATAGGTGGGGGGCACCTCTGCTGCGACGTGCTCGAGGTAGAGCTTCACGGGGTCGTATGGGTTCTCGCGCGCTACCTCCACGAGGCAGTCGAGTGCCATCTCCTTGGAGACCTTGTAGCCCTCTTGCGCGAGTTGCAGGTAGAAACGTTCAACACCTTC